AAAATTTGAACTTTGTTTTGATCTTCTTTATCTGTAGAGTATCTACTGTTATTGTTGTTCTTATTGTAAGAAGAGCTAGACCTTATTTCTTCTAAATCTTCCTGATTTAAGTGAGGAAACTGTTTTGCTAGCTCGTTTATAGGTATTGACTTAACTTCACCCACGTAGTAGCAATCCTCAAAGTAAGGAGAGTCTGTATATGAGTATACTAAGTTAGCAGGGTCAACGTAGTCTATTGTTATCCCTTCTGAAGTTGTGAAAGAGTTTTTTATGGCCGCAATACCAAGTACTGCTAAGTCGTAGTAAAATCTTTTTTTAGTAAGCTCGTATCTGTTTCCATCCATTAAGACGTTTAAAGCTTGTTCTTCGGCTAATTCTACAGCTTGCTTGTAGTTCAGCTGCATGTGAAGTTGTAGTTCTTCCATTGTTTGAGGAAGTATCTCTTCACCACTTTCTTTCAAGTCAATACCAAAGTCTTTAGCAATAGTATCATTAAAGTCTTTAAAGTCCATGTCAGACATAATGTTCTCCATGTACTCTGTTCTTTTGTCTACTCCGTTTTGAGATTGGGAATAAGCTTTTATGTCGTACGTTCTCTCAGCAATGCCATTAACTACTATGTCTACAAATTTTGGTATAATAGGTACTGGGCTCCAGTCTAAATTTAAGTAAGATAAATCTCCGTTAATAGATAGCTCATCTTTGTATTTTTGAATAGACTGCTCGCCTCTAGCATACAATCTAAGCCTGTGGAAGTCGTTAGAGTTGTTTCTATACTTGTTAGACATTCTATCAGAATTAAACCACTCTTGCTCTATAGCTTTACCAACCTTTAAGCCGTAGTCGTAGCTAAGCTTTTCAGCATCGCTTACAGTTTGACTTGGAAAATAACTTTTTATAACAGACTCTGCCATACTTTTATTTTATTATTTTAGATGCACCACCAGTATTTGTGTACCGTGATATGTTTATGTTTAATGCTGGTTTTTTAACGTCGGCGTGTGGTCTATATAAATGTCTATTGCAAGCCATAATAGCTAGCCCTGAGCTTATCGCTGCATCAAACTTTGTACGTTTATTAATATCAAACCTACTCCACTCATTCAGCGTTTGGTTAAAGTACACGTTACCATAGTTGCCATCACCTAAGTGGCCAACGTGGCTTTGTATGTACATCTCTATAGCAGCAGCGTGAGCTTGCTTTATGTCTTCACTAGAGTTTGGTATACCACCAACTTCTTTTTCTGCAACAGATAGCTTGTTCCAAACCTTGTCAGGTCTGTTCATACTGAAACCTCTATATCCTCTACGCTTTAAATAGTAAAGTAATCTAGGCTTATTATTCTCTGCTAGTATTGGCATACCGTAAAATACTAATGCCATCAATACGTCTTCAAAGAATATCTCAGCGGTCTGTGGTCTTGCAATGTATTCTAAGAACATGTGATTAGGTGGTGCATCTTCCATGCTAAACTTTGTCAGCCCGTGCAAAGCACCTTTAGATCCTCTACCATCAACTGTACCACTAATATCGTAGCTATCACATCCAAACGCACCTACGTGTTCATTCCCTGGATATTTAACCCCGTTCTTTGTTATTATTTTATTCTGAAGGTGGTGAGGTGGCGTCCAACTGATGTTGAACCTTCCTTTTGGATCAGGATAGAAAACTACCTTAGAATCCTTAATGCCATTCTCCCATTGAAAATTACCCGTGTTAACCACAGAGCTGTTTCTCATTCCTTCATTATAATCTATTTGTTCGTATATTTTAACTAAGTTAAATATACTGTTGTTTGCTTCGTCTCTAAAAGCGTGTTCCGTTGTTCTAGGAAACTGACGGTAAAATTCATTTAAACCATCTTGATCTCCTTTTAATCCTTCAGCTTCATTTTCCCAGTGTTCTACTATACCAATATCAATTACTTCACCATCTGGCCCAAGCACCTCGTCATCTGGAGTTTCAAATACTGGTTGACCATAATGATCAATAAACCCTTCGTAGTTCCACTCCATTGGTATGAACAAGGAATATAAGCCAGACTTTGTTTGTCCGTTTTTATTCCTGCTAGTAACATCTGAATCATTGTAAAGCTTTTTAAAGTTTTCACCACCCTTGTCTAAAGAGTTAGATGTTGAACCCATCATGCATTTTCCTATAATCCTACTACCTAGTCTTAAACAGGTTTTTGTAACCCGCCAGTTGTTGAGTATGTTATCTGGTCGTTCCCATTTACCACTCTCATCGTGTACTAGTAGTGCTAGCTTTTCACCATCATAACTGTTGTCACCCGTGTTCTTCCAGTCAATTGTGGTATCAAGACCTTTTATCTCTTCTAGTTTTTCGTTAACCTCTATTTTCTTACGAGTAAACTTACTCGCTGGCACACGATACGCTAGCTCAGACTTCGGTCTGTCCATACCATCTTGTATTGGTTTGAAAAAGAAAGGATAGTTTATTGATATAGGTACAACCTTATCGGTAAACATTTTCTTGGCATCAGCACCACTTTTCGATAGTATTCCATATCTACTATCACTTGATATTGTAGCTAAGTTAACCGTCTCAGCTGAGCTCATAAAAGAAAAACCAGAACGTCTATTCTTAAGATAACACATACCATAGCAGCGTTTATCAGCCTTACAAGCTTCCCAAAATATAAAGAATAATCTATTTGCTTCACGAAAGTCTGGTGCACCAACATCAATCTTACTCCACTGCAAATACATGTAGTGTGTACCTGTTATGTACGTAGGCGTTCCATTATTATTAAACCAAAAACCACCGCTACGCCTATCGAACTCTCCGTCGATGTAGTCGTGCCATTGTTCTTTTTGATCTTCTGGATACGCTTTCCAGTCAAATATTGTTTTAATCTTTTTAAGTACATCAGGTTTTTCAAGTTGCTTCCATTTTTTATCTTCGTTGCTATACACATCCTTAGGCGGCTTAGGCAAAGCTATACGTAAGTTTTGTATTTCGTATATTTCACCAATCTGGCCATTGCTAGAAAGTACTATAACGTCGTGCTCTTTGTTATAGCCGTACTTCCACTTCTTGCCTTTGTTAAGTCTACTTATTGTAGTCTTTTTTATTGGCTCTACTATTTTGTATAAAGTTTGCTCGTACATTACTTAGATCTACCTTCGGCAAAGCCCTTAAAAACCTTCTCTTTTTTTTCTTCAGGAGACTTACCATCAAGCAAATTTTGTTCTTCTTGAATACGATTAAGTATCTCAAAGGCGTCAAAGATAGCGAGCTTCTTTGTAGCAGCAGCGTTCTTAAGTCTATCGGCAGTAATGTCATCATCACCATCAACAATAGCTTCTTTTGCAACTTTGATGAGTTCTTCAACGGCTTTATGTCCAGCTTGGATTATACTCTTCTTCGTTTCCTTGATATTCATATTTAATTGTAATAAAATTAGATAACACTCTATATAGTCTTTCACCATCAACAACAAACTCATACTCGCTACTCGGTCTAAAGCCAACTAAGTCGCCAACATCTACGGTTCCATCAGAGTACTTAACAATGCCTACTAAAGGTTTTTCTGATTCTGTGTTAAATCGATCAACAGCTTTTATAGGTTTGACAAAGCAATAGCCTTTTGGAGCTTGCCACTTATCCTTATTCTTGTATAAAAATATTTGATCTGTAGATATTAGATATGTGTCTTCGTTAAAGTAGGCCTTACTGTTTCTTTCTCTACCTTTAACATCGTGCCAACGTCTAAACACATTGTGATGCACCACGACCTCGTCGCCAGGCTTTATATCAGTTTCACCTATTGTAGGTATAGATATAACTTTAGCCGTACGATTCACGTGTTGATGGTTGAACACTTCTGTGTTTATTATTAACTCAGAGTCACCTACTTTTTTAGTGTTGTTGTATCTTTGTCCAACAGGTGTTACAACAAAGTTGTAAACGCTCTTCATTAATATTGCAAGTTGTATTCTACAGAAACAGCCATGTTCTTATTAAAGTCTTTCCAAGGTAAAACATCTTTACCTTTTTTAATGTAAACTGAAAACTTATCCTTTTCTTCTATAATATCGCATATAGTATGACCACCATACACTTCTTGCCCCACGGCATAGTGCATAGCGTCATTCTTATAGTCTTTGCCAATACTAATCTTTCTTATCAGCTTCGACATCTTCTTTGTAGTTTATAGTTCCATCTTGAATGTTAATATCAAACGTGCCGTACTCTTTTTCAAACTCCTCCTGCATAACAGATAAAGAATCTTGAATTTTAGCAATGTCATGCAACATGTTATGCTTTCTAGTTTCTAGCATACCTAGATCTAGCTGAGCACGGTTGATATGATTTACAGTGGCTTGAACTTTTTGTAGTTGTTCATCTGTAATTTTTTCTGCCTTAGGTTTAAGGTCAACGATTTTGTCTCCTTTTGGAGTCTTTCTTTTTGCCATGATTTAATTTAATTTAATTTGATTAGTTAATTGTTATTATTTTTGAAAATGCAATATAATTTCAATTGGATTTACATTATATAAGACATCATCATCTTCTATAGCAGCTGTGTTAGCTGCCGTTAAGGTTATTTGCGTAGCATTGTCTACAGTAAGAATTGTACCAAGCACTGCATCATCTTCAGCGTGTATAACATCTCCAGGCACAAGATTTAATCGAGGATCTAAGTCAGCAGTAGTTATTACCGTTTGAGCAGCGGCATCAAAATTAGATTCGTTTACCGTAAGCACTGATGTAAAGTCCAAGGCTCCAGCAGCTAGTCCAGCTACATAAAATTTATCTACGCCAACATTAGAACCACTATTGCCATTAGGCTCAAGTACTAACTCAGAGGAAGATACTGTTGATTGGTAAAGCGTTCTTAATCCAAAAGAATCTGCAGCAGCAGAAGGCATCGCACCTATTATATCAGTTGAAGCAAAGTTAGTTACCTCAGCGTTAGCCGTACCTAAGCTAGTTGGTGTTGCATCAGGAAAAGGTCCTTTAGCAAACAGTAAATTTACACCAGCTGGCTGTACTGTTTGACCAGAGTCACCTTTAGCTCTAATTTTTATTGTTGCACCTAGTAGCTTTGCTGTACCTCTTGGTATCTCAAAACCCGTCCAGTCAAAAACAATGTCACCAGTTGCAAAGGCCGCATGTTGAGCTGAAGCTTTGACTAATGGTTTTACTACTGATGAATTAAAATATCCTGTTTTCATATTTTTATTTTGTTTGTTCGTTCTTGTTTGAACTTCCACCAAAGAAGAAGTCTATTATTGTATTTACCTTAGCACTCATAGCACCAAATATTGTAGATATAAAGCTGATCTCAAACTCACCAAGATCTATTGTTTTATTTACGAAGTAGTTAAACATTACATAAGTAATACCAAAGTATGCTACAGTAAACAATGTTGCTAAGATCTTTTGGATGATAGCATCGTCTTTATACATATCACGTGCATCCTTACGATCTTCAACTTCTTTTGCAAAAGCTTCACGCTCTGCTTCTAACATCACAGATTTAATAGCCAACTTAGCTTCGTCACGCTCTTTATCTGTTGTTATTACTTTATCTAAAATTCCCTCTGCATTATCTAACACTTTGCCAAATAATCCTCCTAATACGTTTTGTATCATATTGCTGTTTCTTCTCCGTTGTTAGCATCATCTTCCCATGGAAAGCCAGTGTCTCCAGCTTCTTTCCATTGGCCATCTACTCTGATCATATCTCTACCATTAATAGTTTCTCTATCGAATCTATCACCGTTATACA